GATTCAAACTGTGCTTTATTAGTTTGTGGACTATATCTTGTCATTTAAATCTCCATAATCAAAATCTTCTGGAACAACAAGTAAATCAATTCTTCCTAACTGTGGTATAAACGCAATAGTTATTGCATCAATAATAAAATTAGGTTTTTGTTGTTGACTCATTAGTCCTTCATTAAATGCATCTTCATACATTTCCCACATAGGTTGTTCTTCTACCGTGTAGTTATTTGCAATAATTTGTGCAAATGTAAAGTTTTCATCATTAACCAATAGCTCCTCCTAACAATGCTGCAAGATTTGGTGGTCCTTGTTGCTGAGGAGCTTGAGCCTGTTGCAAGACTTGTTGTTCTTCAGGACTAGGTTCTTCACCTTGTGTTGTAAAGTACTTTTCTAATATATTACCCATGTTTTTTGGATTATTATATATTTCTACAACAGCCATCATTGCACCTTTATCACCTTGTTGTGATTGTTGTAGCAACATAGAATATAAAATATCTTCTGTTTTTTGTTTTACAATTCTTTCATTTATCTGTGTAAGATTTTCTAAACCATCCATTTCTTGTTGCATAGTTTCTTTATCAATTATTCCAGCTTGTAATAACTGCAAACCAGTAATAATTTTATTTGGAGCATCAAAAGAAGCCATAGCTCCATACTTTCTTTTAGTAACAAAGTTACTGTCTATATCAGTTGCAGGAGTATAGTTTTCAGCAAATGATGCACCTTTGTATGTACCACTAATAGGTTTTCTTTGTCTTCCAAATAATTTTTGGTCTAGCTCTAATCTTTTAGAATCAACTTCTTGTAAAGCATTTTCTAATATTGTGTGATACTCAGAAACCATTGCACCAACACCAGCTTCTAATTCTTCAAGTCCTCTACCTGTAACAAAAGAGTTTGGAGATATAGCATCATCTTGTACAGGATATCCAGCTACAACTCTAAGTTGTCTTTCTAATCTACCTACAGATTCAAAGAGTTGATATGGTAAATTGTTTACAGGTTTTACTACTTGTGAACCAGGAGACAAATAGTTTATAGAGTTTCTACCTTTTCTATACTGTCCTGACTCTAGCTCTCCAATAATGTTTGTTTCTGTAAATACTGCATCTTCCATAGCTATTACAGATAAAATATTTATCTTTGCCATAGAAGCCATAAGTCCTATGACTTGGTCAAATTGCCCTTGTAATTTATCAAAACTAAATCTTTTAGCAACAACAAATGCTGGACCAGATTGTAATGGATTAGGAACAAAATCTAATATTTTTCTTGAAGCAGGATGTAATATGTAAGTTCCTTCTAAATTCATATATTCAAGTATTACCTCACCACTTTCATTTGAATTTTCCCAACTACCACTTTCTCCATAACCTTGATATGAAATGTTATAAGACTCTTCTTGTTTATCTTTGTTATCTGTTTCAAAATATGATTTAAGTTCTGGATACATCTGTATTAAGTTCTTTACAGGAACTTTTTGAATAATTGCAAGTTCTTGTGGTTCTTGCATATTTCCATAATATCCAGGAAAACAATCATAAGGATTACGAAGTTCTGCACACGGATACATGTTTCCATTTGCATCTGGTTTAGATGTAATAACCCATACTGCAAATCCATATCCAGGAAGCCATCTAGCCACTTGTGGAAGTTGTAAATCTAATCTTTGCATTTTATCAAATGCAGTAACGATTCTTTCTAATTTATCTTTTTTACCTTTATTTCTTTGACTATCTCTTGCATTTGTAATATGAACATCAAGTGTAGGTACTTTACCAATTTTTTGTGCAAGTCTATCTAAAGCAGATAATAATAAGTTTGGTGCTGGTAATGTATAAGAATCCATACCATCCATTCCTGGACCTAATAAATCTCTTATTCCATTTTCACCACCATTAAGAATGTTTCTGAATCTACTTCTATCTATAAGAGAATCATCATGCATCTTTTTAAGATTAGTTGCTCTATCTATAATCTGGTCAGGCGTCACATTAACTCCATGGTATATCATTTAAGTCTAACATATTGTAACCCTCATAACTAGGAGTGTAATCTAATCCCATATCTGCGTATGTTAGTTTTTGCAAGTTTCTAATAACTTTCATTGGAAACCAGCTTGCCATAACTATATCACTTTTATAAGAGTTTTTATTGCCTTTTGAAGCAAAATATGAAAGTTGTTTTGTATATGCAATACTCTTAGATTGTGCTTCTGGTGAACTAAAAGGTAAAACAATTTTATGTTCTGCAAACATTGGTGCTAAAGCTGTAACTCCAAATCTCTCATCCCATTTGTTTTTATGAGTTTCATGTCCTTCTAACTTTATTCCATGCATATTTGCAAACTGTTTTGTAGTTTCATCTTGGCGAATAGCTTTTTGAAAACCATTTTCTTCTATTACCCAATGATAACAGTTGTACATATCAAACCATTTTTTAATAAGGTTACGTGCTTCTTCAAGACCTCCACCTTGTTGATTCTCCATATCAACCATTTGTAACTTAATATCATCAACAGATGTTTCTACAGCCCATAAAAATCCTGCTTGATATCCTGTAGCAGCAGGGTCAAGTCCTGCAACAAGGTATGCAGATTGCGGTATATTACCTAAATCAACATTATGGTCATAACATTCTTTTATAACTTCTGGATTAAACAAAGATAAACCTTTTGCTTGTGCTTTATTAAGATATACCATCTCAAATCTTTGTACACCACCAGTAGTTTGTGCATCTCTTTTTCTATTCATAAGCCATCTAAAACTACGTTTATCTTCCCACAACATACAATCTTTATGGTCATCTTCATCAAACTCTGGTATTACACACATAGAGTCATGTGCTTCTTCAACTATTGTTTCCCATGCTTCATTTTCTAATAATGCTGAATATAAATCATCAGGGTGTTGTCTTGAGCCAATTACAACCATTGCGGTATGTTCTTCTTTTCTAGAACCTAATGTTGTAGTCCACCAGTTTTTAGTGTTTTTTCTTGATGCAGGTTGCATAGTTGATGAAAAGTCTTCAATGTCATCTGCAATAATTATGTCACAGTCTCTTGATAGAATCTTACCACCTCTACCTAAACCAACCATTGTAGGTGATTTTATACCTGAAACAGTCCTTGTAGATACTGTAAAGCCATTTTGTGACCAAGATTTACCAGTTCTTGTAGCTGGTTTAAATGAACCATTAGGTCCACAAAAATCTTCTTTAAGTCCTTCATTGTTCTCTAAAGTATCTAAAACAGAAGATACAGAGTTTTTTGCAATATCTTCATTACCACCTATCCAAAGTATTCTTATGTTTGGATTTCTACATATAAGCCAAACTACAAAGTGTATAAGTAGTTCTGTCTTTCCATGTCTTGGTGGTGACAATATCATTTGTTGTCCACCATTAAGTAATGCTTTATTTATAGACTTAATCCACTTATTGTGAAAGTCTGCTGTTTCAAAAGGTACACCTAGTTCTGTAAGAAAGTATCTATCTCTAAAACCTTTGAACTCTTTTAATGATTGCTTTGCATCATCAGATAGTTCCCAGTTTTGTGTAGCTGCTTCTATTTCTATATCTTCACGATATGCAGCCATAAGTCTTGCTACATTACCAACTGTACATCCTAAACCTGCAGCAACTTCTTGTCTTGTTATCTTTCCATTAAGAAGTTCTACTGCATAACCTTCATTAATAAATTTTTCGTAATACTGTCCACGTCTTACTGTTGCAGCTTGTGGTTGATTTACATCTTTGATAGGTAGTGTATATTCTTCACCTTTGTCTTTTGCTCTTTTGATACGCATAGATATTCTTCTATAACATTTTTTAGAACAATACTTTGTAGCGTTTGGTGGTAAAGAATTATTACAATCGTCTGCTATACATACAACATTTACCATTTAACCTTATTAGCCCAGTATGCTGCAGACATTTTACCTTTTTTGATATTTTTTGCGTGTCTAGCTTTAAAAGACTTTCTCCTTGCTTTCGACCTTGCATCTTGTTTTTTACCTGCAGTAGATACTCCCTGTTGACCAAATCTAATTAATTTAAGTTGATGACCATCTTGTGCTAAAACAATATGTGATTTCGTAGGATGTTTAGGAGTTCTTTTAGGTTTATTAACTCCTTTAAGATTATGTTTTTTTAAAAGATTTTTTTTTCTAGCTGTATTATGTGCCATTATTTTTTTGGTTGTCTTTTAGGTTTTTTTCTAAGTTTTTTAAAGTCAGCTCCAGTAATTTTATCAAAAGGTGGTGCAACTCTTGCAATTTTTTTCTGTGCTTTAGAATATCCTTTTTTACCTTTTGGCATTATCTACCAACCTTTTTTTGTGCAGCTTTATGTGCTTTTGTAAATGTAGAACCTCTTTTCATACTATTTACCATAAACTGCATATGTTTTTTTGTATGATGTTTAGCATGTCTTTTTAATGTTTGTTGCTGTCTTTTAGTTAACTTTGATACGTCAACACCTTTTACTTTCATTTCTTCTTCCTAATCTTTTTTATCTTACCATTTTTAGTTCTTGCAAACTTATGGGTCTTAGTTTCTCTAATAAGAGTACCATAGTATCTTTTACCCTTCCACATCCAGCTTACAGTTTTAGCCATTATCTTTTTTTCCTTTTTTTAGTAGCTCTTGATTTCTGTACAGCTTTCAAATCTATATATCGTCCTTCCTTATAAGCCTTAGCTGTACTTCGAATTTCACGTGCCACAGACGCTTTAGAATTTCTTTTATTCTGTAAATACTTAGAAGGTACACCTTTCTCATACTTAACCTTTCTTTTACTTTTTTTTCTTGGCACTCTTTCCTCGCTTTATGTCATTATCTTGAGAATGACCACCCCTAATAAAACTATTAACTCTCCCCATAGCCCAAGCAGCCATGGAAGCTGA